ACTGGGTTTAAGAGCATCGGTCCATTTGCTAACACTACTACAGCTCCAGCTGACAGTGACAATGATGACCTAGCTACTACTGCATTTGTACATTCAGTTGTTCCTAAAGGAATTATCCTAATGTGGTCTGGATCAATTGCAGCTATTCCTAGTGGATGGGCGTTATGTGACGGTGCATCACATAACGGTGTAGCTACGCCCGATCTTCGTAATCGATTTGTGTTAGGTGCCGGACCTTTAGCATTTGGGTCAATAGAAGTCAACGAGACCGGTGGTAGTAGTACTATTACCCAAGTGCCAGCGCACCAACACAGCTATTCTGCTACTACTGATGCAAATAGTGAAAATCATACCCATTCTGGTATAACGTCAAATCAAGGAAGTCATAACCATGTATTTCCCGGCGATGACCAGTTATCTTTTGCTAGCGGTATAGGCGGGTGGACTGCTAACTCCGTTGCAAGTTTTGGTTATGATGCTAGATCAGTAACAGGCGGCGGCGGCCAGCTTTGGAATACAACTAGTGCCGGACAGCATAATCATACATTCACTACAGGTAATCAATCTAGTTCTCACAATCATAATATTGAAGGTGATACTTCGGTAACTGGAGTATCTAGCGTTAGCATTCGAAATCCTTACTGGGCGTTAGCTTTCATCATTAAAGTGATTTAACGGTAAATATTTAGAATTGGAGCTTTCAGGATGCCATATACAGTATATAAAACAAACGGTGTAAAATTAACAATCGTCGAAGACGGAAAGTTAAATATTTCTACTGACCTACAACTAGTTGGTAAAAATTATGCCGGGTATGGTCAAGTCGTAAATGAAAACTTTATAAAACTATTAGAAAATTTTTCTAACGGTACTGCTCCGTTAAATCCATTGACTGGGCAAATTTGGTATGATTCTCTAACTAAAAGATTAAAACTCTACACCGGCACAAAATGGAATCAATATCTTGCTACTACAATTTCATCAAACAGACCAGTAGATTTAACAAATGGAGAATTTTGGTTTGATTCAGCCGCATTAAAATTATATATTAAAAATAGAGATAGTTTTGTACTAATTGGACCGAGTGCTGGTACTATTGGGAGTGCATCCGGTGGCGTCGGTACTAGTATTATTATTGCTGATACTACTGTTGAATATGAAGCAATCAAATTAACAATTGGCGAAGCAACTCCTGTAGTTATTTCTCCGTTTACATATAATGTGGATGCAACTGATCCATTTATTAGCCAATACACTAAAATATTTAATGGTATAACATTAGCTGGTGCAGATGCAACTACTGGTATTTCATCTACAAATGGCAGTTATTTCTGGGGTACTTCATCTGACTCTTTAAGATTAAATGGAGTATTGGCTGAGGACTATTTGTTAAGAGATGAAGCTGATATATTTGCCACTGCTATTACGGAATTAAACAATATTACTAGAATTAGTACAGGAAGTCCCTCTATTCCTGGAAGTATAGAAGGTGCCTGGACATTAGAATCTGGTTCAACACTTCAATCAACTTTTGCTGACTTAGCTGAACGATATGCTGCCGATGCAGTATACGAGCCAGGAACTGTTTTAGTAATTGGCGGAGAAAAAGAAGTTACTGTTACGTCTATTTTTGCTGATGCAAGGGTAGCGGGTATAGTAAGTACAAACCCTGCATATATGATGAATTCTGACGCTGGAAATGACGAAACTCACCCCTATATTGCCTTAAAAGGTCGTGTTCCGTGCAAAGTTATTGGTCCTGTTAAGAAGGGTGATCTACTAGTAACTAGCACTCATCCAGGATATGCATGTGTTGGTCAATCTGTATTCGGAGGAGCTGTAATAGGAAAAGCCCTCGAAGATAAATCCGAAGGCTTTGGAGTAATCGAAGTTAAAATTTAACGGGCCATCGGGGCCTTAATAGCTTCGTGACTTTCGTAACCTTCTAAATTAACATCTTCCATACCAAAGTGTGTAATAACACTAATCTCTGGATTAAGAGATAATTTCGGCAATGGCAACGGGTCTCGTGTTAGTTGTTCTTTAACTTGCTCTACGTGATTATCGTAGATATGAGCATCTCCAATAGCAATAATTAACTCTCCAACTTCTAAGTTACATACCTGTGCAAGCATATGAGTAAACAGTGCATATGATGCAATATTAAATGGTACACCTAAGAACATATCTGCACTGCGTTGATACATCTGGCAACTTAATGTGCCGTTACTAACATAGAATTGCGCCATCATGTGGCATGGTGGCAACGCCATCATATCTAGTTCACCGGGATTCCATGCTGAGATAATATGTCTACGACTGTACGGGTCAGCTTTAATGCCCGCAATTAACTCTAGTAATTGATCGTGATTTTGAAGGATAACTTTGTTAATACGCACTATTGGTTTGCGCCACTTACGCCACTGAACACCGTAAATGCGGCCTAGGTCACCTGCATGTCGCTGTAACCTTTTTTCTACCCAATAGTCTGCTTCTGCGTTATCTGTCCATATTGTTCTTTTATCAGTATATCGCTCACCGTAAAGAATTTCTCGTAATCGGAATTCGTCACCACTACCTTCGATGAACCAAATCAGTTCACTTACGACTGCCTTCCATGCCAACTTCTTTGTAGTAACTGCTGGAAAACCGTCTTGCAAATTAAATCGCATCTGTACACCGAACTTACTAATAGTTCCCACTCCTGTACGATCTGGTCGATTCTCACCGTTTTCTAAAATATCTTTTAATGCATCTAAGTATGCTTGCTCTGCATGTTTCATGGGTTATACTCTTTTATAATATATTTTACTGGATCAGTAACTGTAGCATGTTCTTTAACTTTTGTAAAGTTTTTTTTGACATAATCTAAATTAAAGAATGTGTCACATTGGAAATCGGCATCTATTTCTGTTACGTAATACCTATCTATAAATCCAGTATATTCCTTATAAACGGCACTTCCGCCAATTATAAAAATTTCTTTATCAGGATACTCATTGCTACAAAACGCTATTGCAATATCTGGATTTGAAAAAGTATGATCGGCTAAACCTTGTCCTGAAAAATTATGTGTCCTAGATAGGACTACATTAATTCTATTAGGCAACGGTGTACATCTTAGACTTTTCCAAGTTGTTGATCCCATTATAATAATTTGATCACTTGTTAGTTCTTTGAACCATCGAAGATCCTTACTAAGATGAGGCCAAGGCATGCTTCCGTTGAAGCCGATACCTTGATTCCTTTCCACCGCTACAATAGCGTTAATCATTCAGCAACAATTTTTTCAGCTTTGACTGTTTTCTTTTTTGGAGGATCAATCTCGTCGGCCTGCTTACGTAATTGTTGAGCTTGCTTGAATAATGCATCTGCTCTTGATCGTAATTCAGCTGGAGAAAGTTCAAAATCTGATTTAGAATCTGCTGATGTATCTACTGCTTTTTTAGGTGCAACTTTCTTTTCTGCTTTTTTCTGTGAGCCGTCATTGACTGCTAGTTCGTCAATTGTAATACCCTTTTGGGCTGCAATGATCTCATTAAGTTCATTTAATGCAATTACAGTTTGTGAATCAGGTGTCATGTTAACTAAGGTTGTTTTTACCTTAATCAAATGTCCATTGTTATGCAGATAACCTAACATGTTGCTACCATCTGGAAAGCGCCTTGCAGACAAAATATCTGCTAACTCGTTAGCCTGTTGTCCATTATCACTTTCTAGCACAGTCATTAGAGTATCGTGGTAGCTATCGCCTAAGCCTTGAGTTCCTACTACTAAACAGTTATGCGGATCTCCTGGAATTGTTCGATATACAACAGCAACTCTAGCAGAGTTGTTTTTCATTTTTCCGACGTGTTTCATTTTTAGTCTCCTATTATGCGTCTGGCTGGCCGTCAGCCGCTTGTTGCGCCGGCGCAACCGCATTTAGGAATGCATCTAATTTATTAAACACACTTCCAATTGCGGCCATCTCGGAGGCGCCAAATGCACCACGACGACTTGCCGCATCAATAATTGCTCTGATATTTTGCAAATCAGTAATAGTTAATTCCGGCGCTGCCTGTAGCGTAGTTTGTTCTTCTTGGTTTTCCATTTTTATTTCCTATCAATTGTTATATAAGTGAGGGCATCCTAAACTGAGCATACTTAACTCTTTTGGATCTTCTACAGCAATTTCACACATTTCTGTGATCTTGTTGTTCTTATCCAACTTATGAGTTTTCTTAACACAATATCGACTATTAAGATTAACATAAATCCAATTATCGATATTGGCTAATTCCTTTATATTTTCAGTATAAGTCCTGGCAAAATGAAAAGGAATGTACGAAAGTTTTCTGACTCCTAATACATTCAACGGATTAACAGTTCCTCTAATCAATGCCATTATGTACCTACTTTACTCTCTGTTTATTTATAATGCGCGGTCTGGCCGAAGGGAGAAATAATAGAATCGTTGCCGTGTACAATAAACAGGCTTTCGCAATAATTCTCATCTCCCCAACTACCGCAAGGGTACCCGTCAGTAAACATAATAAAACGTTTTGGCTCAATACCTTCTTCTTTCATGAAATCGTAGTTTACGTCAAAGTCAGTACCACCACCACCTTTGCATTCATATTCCATAATCTCGTCAGCAGTATCGCCGGTAAATCTTGCATAGTTATAGACCTGTGTATCAAAGCACCATAGATCTAGTTTGAAGTCTGTGTACTCGTCCATAATGCCTTTAACTTCGCTCAAGAAGTCTTTCGCCATTTTGTCTGAGATACTACCCGACATATCAATTGCTACGGACACATCAATTGTTTCTTCGTTCATCATACCTGGTAAGATAGCACCGCAATGTTGACTCTTACGATTGGGCCTGCTAAAGCTAAAATTACTTTTAATGATGCTTTGAATATTCATACGCAACATCTGACGCCAATCCATCTTAGGCTCAGTGAAATCATTTATCATCCGAGCAACACCGGCTGGAACACGACCTGCTCCGGCACTCTGTGCCGCGGCCACCATTGCTTCTTTAATCTCGTCACGGATTGCTTTTTTCTCAGCTTCTGTGTAACGAGGACGACCTTTTCCACTACCGTCTATATCGCCGTCATCACCCTCTCCATCACCCTCACCCTCTCCATCCAGGTGCTCGTCAAGAAGTTCGCCGAGTTTACTGATGTCAATTTTTTGAGCCTTTGAATAAAGCTCGTCGTAAATTTCTTCATAGCTCTTGCCACGATATTTGTCATCCTGGAAAATCTTAATAAAGCTAGGAACCTCACCAATTTTCTCGTCTTTAAGAATTTGATTAGTTGCATAGTCAGCCGCAATGTTTGACAACTGTGGATCTCGATGATCACGACGTCCCATATGATCAAAGACGTTGTGTAACACTTCGTGGGCAAAACCGAACTCTGCTTCTTTAGGTTTGAGTTTATCTACAAATTCGTTATTGTAGTAAAAATTACGACCGTCTGTGGCCAATGTGGCACACCAGTCTGACGCATCGATAAGTTTCATGCGTGTAGCAAGGTTGCCAAAGAATGGATGACGGAGTAATAGACCTACTCGTGCTGTAATTAGCTTATCAAGAATCTTTGCTTTTTCTGCAGAATTAAATTCTCGATTTTTAGTAGGCTTCTTAATCTTTTCTGCTTTCATTACTGTCATAGTAAATCCTTTTGTGTCTATACACTATTATATAGTCAAATTCCTAAATGAGCAAGTAAAAAAGGCCCCTGCGGGCCCTTTTTATCCTTCCATTGCTTGGATAATGTACTTGCCGTACTTGTCATGGAATTTGTCAAAGTGTTGCAGTTTGGATGCATCAAATGGCAAATTGTAGTTTGTAAGAGCAACTTTGGCACCCATAACAACTAGTTCAGTTGGGAAATTGTCCATCATAAATTTGAAGAACAAGTCGGCTTGTGAATCCCAATCTTTGGCTTTCTTGCGGTCAGCTTCTTGAAGCTCGTAGCACAGACTAATAGTCAAAGAATACATTGCCGAGATTTCTTTGATGTCCACTTTGCTAACTTTACCAGTTAGAATATCTTCTGGCTTGGGCATTTGGTTAGCAACTTTTCGGTGAGCCATAAACTTAACTGCAAGGCCTTCGCCGACTGCACCTGCTACCAGGTCAGTTAGTGTACCTTCGTCCAAATCGTCGTCAGTGAGCAGTTCACTAACAAACATCCAAGAACGGGGAGTAGCAAACGCACGTGAGCTAGATTTTGGATCAAAGTCGTACAGATCTTGTTTAGCAAAGCCAACATAACCTACAACTTGTTGATGGACGCGATTAGAAGTAGCCCAGTTTAACCAGTCTTCATAATCTGTACGCAACTCCAAGTGAACGAAACGGTTAGCCAACGGAGCAGGCATACGATAAGTAACGCCCTTGTCAGTTTCACGGTTACCTGCGGCAACAATGCTAACACCTTTTGGCAGTACATAAGTACCAACACGGCGATTCAACACCAATTGGAATGCCGCTGCCTGTGTAGCAGGCGCCGCCGAATTCAATTCATCCAAGAACAGGATTGCGGTAGAATTTGGATCAGTGGGCAATTCTGCAGGAGGTGCCCAAGTCATTGTGCCTGAATCGGAATTGTAATAAGGGATGCCTTTAATATCAGTAGGCTCCCAAAGGCTCAATCGAACGTCGACTACTTCCCGACCCTGTTCGTCGCCAATTTGTTTAACGATATCGGACTTGCCAATACCGGGCGGGCCCCACATAAACACGGGACGTTGAATTTTGACACACTTACGAATAGAACGTTTTGCTTCGTTAGGTGTAACGGTACGATTTGCGCTGAGTTTCTCTGCCATTTGAGTCTTTCAAAAAATAAAACAGTGGGTTAATTTGTTACTGTGTTACTATTGTAGCGCAAATTTAGGTATTTGTCAAGTAGAAGTGGTGTTGTATTTTTGCGACATTGTCTTAGCTTTGTTATATTTTTGGAGATCTCCCCCAAAAAGTACTAGTTGTACTGCAAGTTTTTCGGTAAAAACTACAATGTGCTTTCGAGTAAGATAATATGGGCTACCAATAAAGTGCTCTAAATCTAATATAAATTGGTTAGTTACTGTGTCTAACGGTTGTGGAAAGACTATTTTGTAAGATTTGAATCCTGCTTTTTGTTCAAAATCTTCTAATCCTCTGTCAGTGAGTCTCATGCTGCCAGTCTCTCTAGGGTTTTGCCACCACAATCTATACCAGTCTTTGAAACTTTTTTCCGTGATTTGAATTCCTAGCTGTTCTAAGATCTTCCTAGTTAGTAACGTCTTCTGATCCATCATAGTTGACCTGCTCGCCCGTAGTTAACTTGAATACAGCAAAGTCATTGCAATTGAAAAGTTTATTGAGCTTTTCTGCAAGATTAAATGCGTGACCTTTATTAGAAAAACTAACTTTTTTATATTTTGGGCCCAGTCGTTGTGCTATAATGCTGGTAGTTTTTAAGTTTACAGGCTGCGCCTTGTAAAAAACTGCCCAAATAGCATCTGCTTCTAAAACTTGTTCAGTTTTATAAGTTTTCTTATTGGTAATTTCTAATAATACTTTTGGCTTTGGCCTTGACATATATGCGCTCCGGAATTGTGTACGCATATATTTATTCCAAATCTTATTAAAATCTACCACCGTCCATTTTAACTTGAATGGACTCTGGAGTAGGGTTACTTACTACAGTCTGTTTCTCTGTTCCGGCTAGTCTAGTCATTGTTGTAGCTAGACTATCATACAGTGCCTGTACTTCTTTTATGTCTAGATTTAGACTCTTCTGATTACTTTTTACAGCAATTCTGGCCTTTTCTAAGAACATTTCGATAGGTAAAGTGTTAAGATAGGTCATTTTTCTTTCCCTAATTGGCTAAGTGACTGCTTCATATCTTCGTCAGTTTTGAACGGTCCTTTATAAGGATATCGTTCTAGCGTAATTAGTTTAGGACAAAAACTCTTGACCCATCCTTTTCGAAATTGAATAATGTAATAACCTGCACAATATAAACTTTTACTTTTACTGCTCTTAGAGTAGATTGGCAATTTCTTTTTAATATTATAAACTGGATTATGCGGCTTACTACTACACGGGTACTCGTAAACATTTAACAAAACTTCTGGCTTTTTTGTAGAAACTTTAATAATTTTTTCTACTTCTTTCCGTACATCTTCGCCGAACTGATTTTTGATTTCTTCTTTGCTAGGAAAATCAATCTTCATTCCTTGCCGATAGAAGCTAAAGCCTTTCTTTTCTTTATTAAGGGTACCTAGTTTTTTCCCACCATCTTCGACTATCCAAATTTTATTTGGAACTAACACTTTAGCAACTGCGTTCATTTTACATACCTTGCATTTAATGGATCTGCATACGACTGCACGTTATCACTAATCCGTTGAAGATCGTATTCTGCACAAAATTTAAGTAATCGAATTCCTACCTGAGAGATGTTCTTTTCTTTTTCGAGTGCTTCGTTAATTGTGTCAGTAATGATAGTACGGATCTCTTCTGGTTGTGCTGTTAAATCACACAGCAATTTGTTACGCTCATAACATTCCTTAACTCTCTGTTCTGCACCTTCATGGTCAGTCCAACGCTGAAGCATGAGATTGTTCCAAGAATAGCCTTTTGTATTACGATCTGCAAATGCTTCTCGTAATCCAATTTTATTCTTTGTACCCTTTTCTCGAACACCGGGATACGCACTAAAAATATTATCGCTAGTATCGCCACGCATACATTTTTCAAATAACAACCATTCAGGATCCGGAATAGCCTTAGGCAAGTTAGTTTTCTTATCAATAACATACTTGCCCTTCTCGTCAAAGTATCCCTCGTGAGTAATTGTAACTTGAGTAACACCGTTATATTGTTTCACATTAGGTGCAATTAATTGTGCAAAGTCGCCGTCTGTGCTGATCACAATGTGACTATCGTCGGGGTGACTTTGAATAAAACCTGCAATTAAATCATCTGCTTCTAATCTAGGATGTTGAAGTACTGTGCAATTAGTCTTGTTAATAACAAAATCTTTGAATTGATCAAATGTTTCCCAAAACAGTTTTTCTTCTTCAGCTTCGCGAGGACTATGTGCCGCCCGAGCTTCTGTGCGTTGACGCTTATACGGAGCATAAGCATCCTTTCGCCAGCTTCTACCTTCTAAGAAAAACACCACATGGGTTCCATTAAAATCTCTCCATGCCTTCCTAACAGAGTTAAGAATAATTTGCATGGCCATTCCTACTTTTTCATCTGCGTTGCCGCGGACTACGTGTCTTGCACGAAAGAATGTATTTGCTGTATCGACTAAAATATATACCATTAGCTAATTTCGGCTTTGCCGTTGCCTAAGTTGTTTACATTAACATAGCCAGATCCGCGTCCGTCCATATCAACTCCCGCTTCGTTCCCAATGTTACGACACAAATCCTGAAACCATCTGTCGACAATCTCTTCATCGCTGTCGCCATTATAACCTGCTAGTCTTAATTCTACTATAAAATACTCGTTCCAGTCAAGCTCAAAAAAGCCATTTCTTACATTATCTTTGTTTACTTTAGTATCAAGTACTGCAATATACGACTCTTCTTTTTCGGTTGCACGTTCTTTCGGAGTCAATTTAGCAAGTCGAATTGTTTCTTCAACAGCAAGTTGCTCTTTAAGTTTTGCTTGAAGAGCTACTTCGGCAGCTAATTCGATCTTGTCTATTCCTAATACTCGCTTGATAAATTTTTTCATTAAGTTCCCCACTCATTCTTAAACAATGGCACTTGGAGTCGATCACTATATCTTAATCCATTCTTTATCGCCATGTCTGCTACTTTACGATTGTTTAGTGTATATATACTTTCCACACCGCCCACTGGCATTAGGTAAACGTGACCAGTAAAGCCTGCTTTACGATATGCGGCAATAGCACATTCGGCGTCTGCAAAGTCTTGTTCAGTAGCAATAACAAACTTCAAATAAACTGTACCATAGTTTTCGTAATCGCAAACTACTTCAGGTTTGATAGCATCGTCCCATGGTTCGCCTGAGCAAGGAAGTTTGGCACTTACACTGAATGTAATTTCTCTTTCATCACTGCCGAATGTCCAGTCTGTTAGATAATCTTTGAACGCCTGTGTAAGACGCATTGTGCCGTTTGTTTCAAACGTAATTTCTTTTAGGCCACGCATCTTTTCATGATTGAGTAAGTCCGGATAAGCACGTTGCCAGCCTAGTAAAGGCTCACCACCTGTAATAACTAGATGCTCATCTCGCCATTCTCCGAACGGAATAATTTCCGCAATTCTGTCGGCGATTGCTTCTGAAGTGAGCATTGGACTAAGGTCCTTAAAATCAGGATGCCAGCTAGCATAACTATCACAACCCGTAGAAACCAAAGGAAGTTTTTCATATTTGTCAAATGCTTTAATCATAGTATGTGTGGCCGCAATGTCAGTGGCTTCGTGACTAATTTCACCCCTCGGCATGCCAAATCCTTGACATGTGAAGTTACAGCCATATGTACGTAGAAACACAGACGGGACACCCATATAGCGTCCTTCTCCTTGAATGGAATAGAATAATTCACTTACCTTAATTTTGCTCATATATGTTTGACCATTGTTTTAGTTTTTCAATTTTTGCTTTTTTAGCAATTTCTAGATGTTCTAACGATATTACACTCTTTTCTAGCATGATGTCAATCATTGCGAGCATATCCCCAAGTTCTTCTTCTAAGTGTTCGCGATTAGTCTTTGGTTTACCTGGCTTGAAATTATCAATTCCAAATCGACTAATTTTACTAACTGCTTGGATTACTTCTGCACATTCTTCTTGCAAAATATCCATTACTTCTTTTGTAATACTATCCATTTTTTCCATTTTTAGCTCTTTCCGTTAGGTATGTATCGTTGTGTATCCATTCATTGTTTACAAGAAATCCCCATTCGCGTTTTTGGGGCCCCGGCATAAACATTGTCCATGCTGTTATATTTGGATCTAATTCAATTCGGTGATAACTGGTAGCACTGCATATACGGAAATGACCGGGACCTCGCCACGTACATGTTTCGGCAATCTTTTTTCCGTTACCGTCAAACACAGGAGTCCATTCATAGTATCCGCCTTTAAGAATCAAAGTAGCGTAAGGCCATGGATGATCATGCACATCATCGGGGTCTGACTTAAGAAACTTGTGAATGAACACATTAAAGGGGAAATGCTTTCTGTCCTTAAGAAAAATATAGTAACGTTCGAGATAAGGTTCATTTTCTTGCCTGTCCATTACAATGCGTTTGCGGCCTAATTTTTCTAATGTATTCAATAACCATTTCATTTACATATTTCCAAAAAATCATCTAATCTTTTTGCAGCCTCATCGAAATCTATAGCCCATACCTTAGCGTATATAATACCATCTTTAATATTAAGATCAAATGGTACTACTCCATTAAATCTAAAGTCTTTTGGTAATTCTGTTGTAACATCAAATTCCTGCAGATACTTTGCACGGCTAATAAAATGATCCATTATGTCTTTTGCTGTTTCCATATTATTCCTTTGGAAATTCTTGACTAAAAGGCCACGATGTATTTGGATCAGGCCTCGGCTTTAGATTAACGTCCTCTTCAATAACTTCACCTGTTATTTCATCACATAGACTAACTTGATATGGAGCAATGATATGTACCGCAGTATCTTCTTCTTGCCAATCATGTTCTCCATCGAATAGCCAACCAGCCCCGCCCTCATAGTAAAGTTCTTTGAGTTCTTGTTGTTCCATTTCTTCAATGTCGTCACTGAATTCCCATTCAACACTAACACTGTCGTCAAACTCACAACCCCAACCGCAATCAGTTCGAGCATAGGCAACGGGATCGCCTTGCCAAGGAAGATTGCAATCTAAATCACTTTCAATAAACCCCTGTCCCCAACGATAGGTTTCGTCGATGTTAAACCAACTAATAGTGCCATCTGGATTTTCACGAAACATTTCTACATGATAGATAATGCTTTTCTTTTCCAGGGGCTTGATCAAGTAGACTTTTGACATAATTATTTTCTGTCGCCAAACAATTGTAGCAGATTAATAAACAAGTTGATAAAGTCCATATACAGAGTTAGTGCGCCGCGAATTTCCACAACATCGCTAGTATCTACACTAACTTCTTCTCGGATTCTTTGTGTATCATAAGCAGTCAATCCAAGGAAGATGATAATTGCCAATGCTGAAATAACCATTTGCATAACTGTACTACCAATAAAGATGTTAACAATACTGGCAATGACGATAGCAATCAATCCCACAAACATCATCTGGCCCATTGAGCTTAGATCTTTTTTGGTAAAGTAACCGTAACCACTCATTACACCAAACAAGATTGCCGCGCCCATAAAGGCACTAACAATTGATCCCATATTGAATACAGCAAAGATCATGGAGAAGCTCAATCCCATTAATGCCGCAAATCCATGTAGACAAAGTTGTGCTACACTTTTACTAGGATTATTGCCTAATACGTAACTGATACCAAAGATTGCGGCCAGCGGAGCAAAGATTACAATCCACTTTAGCACACCTGTGAAAAAGAATTGTAGCAACTCTGGACTAGTGCCCACAAAGTAACTGACTAACATTGACACAATAACAGCTAGACTCATGTGTCCGTAGACCCGTCCCATTGCCGAATTGATTTCACTAGCACTGCGGTAATTTAGGACCCCACTACCTGTATAATTTGTTCCAAACATAATATTCTCCTTAACGTTTGTTTGATTCTTGCAGACTTAATGTATCAAAGAATTCTTTCTTTGTGCCTGCATCTTTATTAAAAGCACCTCTAAGTACAGACGTAGTTGTCGAACTATCATGTGCCATAATTCCTCTATTTTCACAGCATCCGTGTGTCATTCTTAGATAGACTCCGACGTTTTCACTGTCCGTTGCTTTGCTAATTTCTCTAGCAATGTCATTACAAAGTTCCTCTTGTAGAGTACCTCGACGGGCACACCATTGTGCGATACGAGTGTACTTGCTAAGACCGATCAGTTTCTCTGCCGCAATAATGCCAATATAAGCAACCCCAGTAACGGGTTGGTGATGATGACTACACATACTACGAAGTTCACTGCGAACCACGAGCATGCCTTCGTAACGGTCCTCCGAATCATTTGGAAATGCCGTGGCGTCCGGTGCTGGTTCATATCTACCCTCCATTATTTCGTTAAAGTACATCTTGGCAAGTCGTCTTGCTGTGCCTTTGCTATTGGGATCGTTCTCGCGATCAATAAGCAACGAGTCTAACACTTGTTCAAATGCAGTTGTTGCTTCTTCAATTAGTTCTGGCATAACATTACTGTCAATGTATTCACTGATGTTGTCACCTGCCCAGAATCTTTTGTTATCCTGTTTCATTTTATCGCGGATAGCTTGCGATAGATTTTTACTGTTTTCCAATTTTATTGTTCTCCGAGTTAACGACGTGGATGTCATTTATACATTATTGTATAGTATTATTTAGGTTCTTGCAACCTTAGTAAAGTATTTTTCTTTACCGATGCATCAATTGTATTGAGTGATACATTAAACGATTCTGCATATTTGAGTAAGGCTGCGGTATCTTTTGGAAAACACATTCCGCCAAATCCCAATGCCCCATCGGGTCCCGGAACTCGCATATGACTGTTACCAATTCTTGGATCAAGATTAACCAATCGAGCAACATTATTATAATCAATACCCGATGCCGCAGCTAACCCTGCAATCTCATTCATAAAAATTACCTTAGTAGCAAGGAAACAATTAATTGTGTACTTGGCAAGACTAGCTTCCGCCGCAGTGCAATGTACAACAGTTTGTAATGCTGTTTGACTTAATCTAATTATACGTTCTGCTTCTCTAATGTATGCTAGTGTAGCACCACCGATTATTGCAAATTTACCATTAGAGTAATCTCTACTAGCATTTGCCGCAGTTAAAAATTCAGGTGCGTGTACAAGATTTTTATATTGTTTTGATAGATTTTCATAGACAGCAGGCGGCGCGGTCGTTTTACTAATGATAACACCGTTATAATCTTTTAATTTTTCAAGGGTGTTTTCTAAAATACTAGTATCGCAACTACCATCTTCGTTGCTAGGACTAGGTACACATACAAACACTGCCTCGCAGTCTGCAAGATCTTTGTATGTATGTGGTAATCCCTTTGGCGGATCTACTAAAATTAAATTAGCAAGCCCTAAGTCTAATGAGTCTCGAATTGCACCACCGACAAATCCAAGCCCGACAATTCCAAATTTAGATTGATCAATCATTTAATATTCTCCAATAGGGTTTCGGCACTAAAGAAATATTTAGATAAGTCTGTTGCCTGTTTGCGTATTTGTGGAATCCTAGTATCATAGTGATCCATGTGTTGCATAATAGCAAAACACAAATTAGGTCGATTGGCAATGTAATGATCCCAATCTTGCGTCCATTTGCTAGGGTACTTAAATCCTTCGTAATACATTTCACTGTATGACAGGCGATCTGGTACCATAGGGACAGCATCTACTACTGCACCTTCGTAACAACTAATGCCGAGTGTTTCCTGCAAGTTAGCACTGAACACTATTTTAGCTTCACCTAGTAAATTGTGATACTCGTTCTTTGTTAGTTGTTGATCCTGGCACACAACGAATTCATATTGGGGAAGTTGTTCTTTCAAATCACGGAAAATTTCAACTTGTTTTTCAGGAGCAATACGATGCGGAAATAGTATAAGATCACGCTTAGGCATATTTTTATATGCTGTTAACGTATTATCCATATACTCCATAGGCCAACCAGTACGTACAATTTTACCAGAAGTTTTATAATCATACATAGTGCCTAAATTAGCATCGAACAAGTTTTTGCCAAACATATCGATGTGAAAGTCTGTGGCAAAGTAGTTGTGATCAAACGCATGAAAGAAACTCTTTTCAGCGTGTCTAACCCAGGGCTTATCTCCAACTAGACGTCCTAGGAAATCTTGAGGATCATAACTGCCAGCATGCCATAGTCCGTGTATTGTTACTGGAATGCCCAGCAACTCACTCATGTACTTGAGATTGATGACGCCAGGGTGCCAAGCATCAGTAAATACAAAATGATCACCTGGGCGAACGGCTCCGTTGCAAAATAGCCGACCCATCTGCTCAACCTGCCGAGCCTTGTAGATGTTTGTGCCGCCAAAATTAAGAAAAGCCCCAGGGGTAGTAGCACTAGGAATGTCGTCAGGGCCGCAGATAACTTGAACATTGTGTCCTGCCTTGTTAAGTAGTGTAGGAACGTGCGATTTCCACTCGCCGGTATATCGAGTGGAAACTGCTTCTAAATCAATTAGAAAAACGTTCGCCATTGTTACGATTTTCGTAGCGTGGGTTTTTGCCCTTGTACCCTTCGCGTGGCTTACCGCGATTGGCAAAGTATCGATACTCTTGAGAACGATACATATCTGCTGGGTTAAAATCCAACAAGTTAAAGCGGCAGTGATCGAGCCACGCTTCTAGGTCATCGAAGATTTTAGAAACTTCTGGTTTCATGAACAAAGTCTTCTGGATGTGTTTTGGCTGTGCCATTGTGTTTTCCTAATATTAGGGTTGATTAAAAAATGTAAGTGTGGCGCCATTCTCGCCGTCTTCACTTACGTCAATGATGGTCTTGCGACCAGCATACCTTGCAGTAATTGTTGCGTTAAGTTCGCGAGCAATCATTTCACAAGATTTGTGGTTGAGTTCGAGAATGCCATCATTGTAGCACTTCTCGAGCCAACGCTTAAACTGGATAAATTCGATGTCACGATCATCTTGGAAGACTTCAATAGAAACTTTGAAGTGGAAGATGTGACGGTGTGGTGTTCCAAGGAAACTAACATCATACATATCGCCTGTAGCCAACTTAGGATCAGTTGCAGCCGCAGGATACATATGAATTCCTTCTTTACGGAAGGTAACCCAAATCATTGATAGATCATTGTTCATTTAATTACTTTATCGTTGTTGTATTGTGACCAGTCAGTAAATTTACTGCGATCTTGTAGAGTATGTAGGCTGTGTGACCACACACCTGGATTAGTTGCTTTGAAATCTTTGTCATCAATCTTAAGCATTGTATTGTAATTCCATAACTTGATGTAAGGAATTGGCACTCGAATTTGAGGAATAAAGTTATCTGATTCACAAAGTCCGCTATCGTTAAATTCTTCAACTTGACCAAGGGGAATGTCTAGACT